GATTGATAATGTTGACCTTATGTTGACACAGTGGGAGTTCCGAAGTGAGCTCGCACGACAGGCTGCGATGACTCTGGCTAATACCAGAGATAAGCAGGTTTACTCTCATTTAGTTAGAGCAGCTTTGACGAGTCAGGCAACGAATGATACTGGTATTCGTGGTGACTTTAACTTAGAGAAGCTCGTATATGGTGGGACCAGCGATACTGTGGGCTCAGATACTCGTATGATTGGTTACTGGGGTGCTACCGCAGCAACTACCGCACAGCGGGCTACGGGTGCTCTGTCGGCTCTTGAGGCGATTGAGAGATTCATTGTCCACCTTCAGGAAAACAACATTCCTTACGGCAATCTGTACATGGTGTGCAGTCCACAGTCGTTCATGGATGTCCGTGCTCTTGGTGTTGCTAGAGATAGCGATGACCTTGGTATGGGATCTGTGGCAGGTACTCGTCCGTACTTCGGTGGTGTTTCTGAAGAGGGTGGCCTTGGTGCTCAATACACTCAAGGTCTTGGTAGAATCCATGACTCACTTGAGTACATGGGTTGCACGATTCTTAAGAGCAACCACGTTGGCGAGATTATGGGTAACAAGAGTGCATCTGATGGCACATCGGCTTCTTTAGGTGAAGCCAAGTATAACCTTGACTTTACTGCGAATCAGACTAACTCCACGGCTGCTCGTCAGGGTGTTCGTGCTGTTATGTGGACCCCCGAAGCTGTTGCAGGCGTTCGCTTGCAGGGGCTGAAGGTTGATAATGTCGATGATATTCGACGCAATACTTCATTCACCGTCGCTTCGATGATGGGTGGCATGGGCGTTCTGCGTCCTGAGTGTTGTGCTCTGTTGCATGGATTCGAAGATCCGGCAGCAGCGGGAGATACGACTCGTGATCGTACTGCTCTTAGACACGAGGACTTCTTCGATGTCAGTAATGAATCGCTTGGATTCCCTGCGTGATAACGTAGTTTAACTGCGTACAAATTCCCCTTCCTAGGTCTTAACGGGCCTAGGAAGGCTTTCACCCTTAACTATAGGAGAACTACCATGGGTATGATATCTAAGCTTGATGCTATTAATCACATGCTTCTGATGGCAGGAGAATCCATGGTGGATAATCTCGATGTAGACACAGGGGGTATGGACTCAGAGGTCTGCCAAGGTGTACTTGATCGCGTCTTGACAGACTTCCAGTTCCGTGGCTTAGCTAATAATAAATATATGAAAAAGTTTAGGCTTACTTCTGCCGGTAAGATTTGGTTAGGCAATGGTGTTCTTTCAGCAGAGCTTATTTCAGATCATGATAGCACAGAAAACTATCGTATCATTGGAGTAGCAAGGTCTGATACTGATTCAAACTCTTCGGTACAGTATCTCTTCAACGTAACAGATCAATCTGATCAATGGAAGAAGGATACTGATTATCATGTAGAGATGGTAGTTAAAATCTCTTGGCAAGATTTAGATAGCGTCATCCAAAGAGCCATTGTAGCTCAGGCTGCTAGACAATACCAAATTATAATGCAAGGTGATATAGAAGCCGATAGGTATCTTCAGGAACTTGAGGTTCTATACACCACGAAAGGTAAAGCAGCAGATGTTGATGACAAGCGGCAGACAATTTTTGGAGCTGGTTCACCAAAACTAAGGGATATTCACAGAAGAAGTGGGTCTTATAATGATCCAAGTAGATTCAGATACTGGAGAACAACAAATGGCTAGAGCTAGAGGTAGAGCTTCGAGAGCAGCCTCCTATTTTCCAGTGAAAATCCCCATTTTCTCTCTTAGTGGTGGAGTAGGTAGGCAGATTCCTAGTAAAAGACTTCCTAGTGAGGTAGAGTTTCTCACAAACTTTTCTTGTACGACTGAATCTTCTCTGGATAAAAGGAATGGTTTCAGGAGAATCTTTTTAGGTACTTGGGACAGACAATATGCCATAAATCCCTTCGATGTGGATAACCTTTTCTATTATTGGATGGATGTTGATGCTCTTACATCTTACTTATTTATTCTAAACACTAACTACACCAATATTTTGGAGCCCACAGAGAACGTCCCGGCTGATTTTATGAGAGTGTATAAAATTACTCAGCATATCGGGGACGAGTGGGATGGTAATACTACCGTGGAAAATATTACAATCGATGCAATTCCTACTGATGATCCAAACGGGGTTGTTAGTTATGTAAGTCCTGACTCTTGGAAATATTTAACCTATAGGGATCCGGACTCAACGCTCCCTGTGCGGGAGAGATTAGAGGCAGTTTCCATAGGCTCTTCAGTTATGGTTGTAAATAAGGAAGTAGAAGCTGGCTTTACAACTAGAAATGCCTCTATAAAACGGTGGACTCCCGGAAGGTGGACTACAAACGAAACTCTCAAGAAACTAGATGGAAGTCAGAGTGGAGACCCCGACGATCCAATGTCTACTGATAATCCAAACCTCGACTGGGAGGGGTCGGAAATAACCTACCTCACTTCCTCAGCGGTAGATCCTTTACACAAAGCAGAAAGCTGGAATGAACACACGGATTACACTTGGGCAAGTACTGTAATAGATTTAGAAGATCCTATATACAAAAAAGATGCTGATGATGATGGAACCGGAGTCGATGAATACCCCTATGAACAGTTTCGAGGGTTTACATGGGATGATACCGCAACAGAATCTTATCCGGGCAGCTCCTTAATAATTGATTTTACGTCTGAGGTTACAAGATTAGACACGGGTGAGGATACTTATTTTTCTGACTCTCGATTAGGAAACCAGATTACTCTTAAGGGAATTCAAAACATATCAGATGAGGCTCAAGAGATAAACTATCTCTGGATAAATCGAAATGGGTCTACAAGAATACAGTTTACTGGCGAGCTATTTCATTTTACAGAAGATGGAACTATCGACGGGACCGAGGGTGCTGGCCCCAATAGAGCGACTACTGTTGTTGTTAATCCGGCTGATCATTCAGAGGCGTCCACAGCTACTGCTACATTAAAGATGCCTAAGAACCACAAGTTCTATAGGTACCCAGATATCGCATATACTCCTGATGTTGACGGTGATGGCGGACTTCCAGATGGTGCTGACTGGAATGCAGCACCTGAGGGTGAGGAGGGAGCTAATTCTAGTGGTTGGAGAGCTAAGGATGGGAATCTTACTGATAGAAGCAAGACAGGCTGGAATGCTTTTCAGCACCCTTCGATGTTTCCCATAGATGAGGATGGCACTATAATTGGTGACCGGGAAGTGTATGAATATAACTACGAGGATGATGCAGGGAGTGGAGATGGTTTTATTCACTATATACAATTAGAGGATTCGACCGGTAAGAAAACTAGGTTTTATCCGGGTCACACCGATCAGAATCCGCCCTGTGCTTCGCTTCCTTGGACTCCTACAGAAATAGGCTCCGGACAAGATATAGCTATCACAGAAGCTACTATCAGGGCCGTTAAGGGTTATGGTGGGCGGATATACGATGCTTGGTGCTCAGTCAGTAACCCCGACTCCCAGAGTCCGGCCGCAACTCTCGCCGGTGCTATCAATGACTCGGATCTTGAGATAACCGCAACTTTTACAAACGATCGTGAGATCATACTTACAATGGATTCTTCGGGAGTAGCTGGCAATACGGAAATAAAAATCAATGGTTTCGGAGGCCCTTGGACAGTTGAAAAAGATCAGGACGATGACTATCGAATAAGAGTTAATGGTGCTTACGAGCCTCCTTCGGGGGTGGACAACCATGCATTTACCGGAGGAAGTGGCTCAGCGGAGGCCTCATACAGTAAGACTGAGCTTGGAAGTGGATATGCTGATGCCGCTGAATTTGCTAAGGCTATTAATGAGAAACAATCTAACTCCCTTACAGCATTTGCAAATCAATTCTCTGTTACAAACACACAGCCGTTTCCGGGCCGTATTATTATAATCCAAGCGGGAGAAAGTAGGACAACAAATACCCCTGTTTGGTATAATGTATGGACAGACAACGGAGAAGAAGATGTTGATGATGATATTATTTATGATTTATCATCACATACCTCAACAGGACTTATTCCCCCTACCTTTACTGGGGGTGTACAAGGCAAGAGCATTCAGGACTTAATTCAACCCACATGGGCTCAGAATACTTTGAATTATTGGGAGAGTGCAGATGATTGGACATCTAAAGAACAATTCCTAACTTATGATAATGAAGGGTTAGTCCCGCTGAGGCATGGTATATGGAGAGTTAGGGATTACCTGCCCGCCGATGAGCTACCGGGACCAGTTAATATGTTGTTAAGTTCAGATGATAGTCCCAAGGGATCACAGCTTCCGCCACACGAAGATTGTGAGAGATGGGAGCGGGTTCCTGATGAGAATTCAGATCTGCACACAGAAATGGAGGGTGATGAGAATAGATTAAATGTTTTAGTATCTAGGTTTATTCCTGCTGAAGATTTTATCTACCCTAATAAGGAGTTCCTAAATCTAGGACAATCGGTAAGTAAGTTATCAGATTTAACCTTCCCTCCTGATATTACAGATTTACAGGCATTTAACGGGAACGCCGTAACAACAAAGACACTAGAAACTTTGTATGATATATATGATCCGAATCAGAACGAAGAGATATTACCCGAACTTACTCATTGGCAAGCACAAACAGACAATACCGCATATAGAGGTAAAGGTAAGATTGTCTATTTATCAGAAGCTTACTTAGAGAACACACCGGGATGGTACCGATATACTGATAAGGATACCAAACCTTACCTAACAAAGGTTAGGACACCAAGTCGAAGAGCTGTAATAGATAAAAAAAGAATGCCTCAAATGCTCTATCCTCTTAAACGCAACGACGGGAGATCAGCTTTTGGAATTAGGCCTATAGATTGGGGACATAGAACTAGTGGTGATTCTGAGAATAATCGTGGACCGGGAATATTCTTTAGTCCTACCACAGACGAGCCTCAGGAATCGAGAATTAAAGCAATGGCTTTCTATAGAGATCGTTTATTTTTAGCTAATGATGATACGATTATAGCTTCGAGGTCGGGAGATTGGGATAACTTCTTCTTAGAAGATCCTGATAATATTACAGATAGTGATCCGCTCGATTTAATGGTCTCTTCTAATAACTACACCCCTATTACTCACCTGATACCCTTCCGGGACTTCCTATTTGTAGGAACAAGTGGTAATACTCAGTTTGAATTAATAGGAGCTAATAATATTATCTCTCCTAAAACAGCAGAGTTTGCTCCGACATCCTTTTACCCCATGCTGCCAGATGTACCTCCTGTTCCACTGAACAATAACTTATTCTTCTTCGCTTCCCAGAAGCTATACATCTATTTTGGACAGAGAGACTTGGCTACAGAACAAGCTTTTGAGGTATCAAAACATATTGAAAACTATCTTCCAAAACGCATTGAGTGTGTTACAGCATCAAGTCACTCATCTATGATATTCGCATTAGATCACTCCAGAGCAGTACTTGGGATGTCGGATATCTATTGTTATCGAAACCAAATAGCCGGGGAAAAGGTAGTACAGAATGCTTTCTTTTTATGGGACATCGAAGGCCCCCGGTCTGAGCTGGCGGGTGGACAAGCAAGTCTTAAATTTATTAAAGCTTCGGGTAAATATCTGTTCGGTGTAAACGTGTGGTATGATCCTCCAAGTGGTTCGCCAGAGGACCAGATGGAGCTTGATCTGTTTTACATGCCTTTAGACAAAGATAATATAGGTATTCCCAGATTGGATAACCTAGCATATCAATTCACGGGCGCAGGCTGGGCCGGTCATATAACAGAAGAAGGCGTACATAAAACAAAAATAAACCTATTTAATTTCTATGTTGACCGTGAGGGCTATGGGAACCATCCTAATCCTACTAGAGAACCTTATTATACTAGAGCTGTCACAGTAGACGGGGCTATATACGTATTAACAAAAGTAGAACATCCGCCGGATGCTCCCGATGCTATTTACACAATATAGGGTCTTCTTACCCCAGCCGAGGTACAATCGATTAAGTACGTCGGAACGCCCTATACTTCTCAAGTCACTCTTTCGGAAACATTCCTAAGGGACGAAGCAAATAATATCATCCCCGGCACTCTGAATTTGAGGTATGGTGTTATACAAGTTTTTGATTCTCCTAATTTTGAGGTGTATGTAACGAAACCAAACAGATCCTTAGGATTTAAAAAATATGTTTATAATCAAGAAAAAGTGGGGGGAAACTGGCCTATGACTGGAGGATCTGGGTTAGATAATACTACAGGAAGACCATATGTGGAAGAAACACCAGCAGAGAATTTTCAAGTAAGGTTTCCTATTATGGATTTCTCAAAAGACGTAGTGATTAGAATCCAATCGTCAACCCCCCATCCCTTAAACATTGCTAGTATTCAACTTACTGGTAAATTCAAAGCAATCACCAAATTCCATAGTTCATAGGAGATAGTTATGGCTATTGACAATTACACACAAGCAGAGCTAATAGATTCGTTTACATTTTCCGATCTAGTAGCAAACGGCGACGGCACATATACGACGCCTGTTTTAACCTTAGCCGATGCATTTGGTGATGCTCCGTATGGAGAAGGTGGTTATGAAGATGTGACTACAAATCAAGATGATATACTGGTAGTACGTAAGTTTGATCATAGTACTATTGATCCTACTACTTATAATCACACAACAGATCCTCTAAGAACTGAAGAGGCTTGGGAATATTGGACACATCCTAAGGCCAACAGCAGCGGAAGCTACATGTATACTCTTGGTACGAACAATAAAATTACCTTTGAGGCAGCTGATGCTGTGATATCTGGTACAGAAACTTCTGTATGGGATAGAACTAGGGAAAATCCTCCTGCAACACTAACTCTTCCTTCTATTGCGGATGGGGATCTTATTTATGTCTTTAGAAAAACAAGCATCTTAAACAAATCGATACATTTCCAGCCAGCCTCTAGACTTACAGCAGCCTCCCTTAATACCGCACTCGATCAGCTCTTTAGACTTTCTCAAGAGAACTATGCTTTTATTCATAATTTCTCCAAACTTAATCCTGCCGTTGGTAATCCTAACGGTGTCTGTCCACTAAACGCTAAGGGTCTTATTGACGAGACGTATGTAGATGATACTCTGTTCCTTACAGCAAATAATCAGGATGGGACTGGGACAGTATGGGATGCTAAGGGAATGATAATTTCTAATATGGCCGATCCTACTAACCCTGCTCACGCTACAACCAAGCAATGGGTCACGAATACTAATACTCTGACAAATTACTATAACAAAACTCAAACAGATGATTTTTTAGATGATAAGGCTGATTTAGTTGGTGGAAAGGTTCCCGACAGTCAAATCCCTGCGATTGCTATTTCTGAGTACTTGGGGAATGTGGCTAATGAAGCCGCAATGAATGCTCTTACAGCTCAGGCTGGTGATTGGTGTATCCGTACTGATGAAAATAGGCAGTATGTCTATGGAGGTAGTGCATGGATTCAGTTAGCTGCTCCCACTGCTGCTGTCGACTCTATCACCACGGTAGACGGTGGAACTGAAACTGGTTCTGTAACCTTAATAGCCTCTGATCTCAGCTGCTATACGATAGCTCAGATAGATGCTCAGACATATACCAGAACTCAAATAGAGGAAGACATTATAGGTCCTATCCCTGCCCTCGGAGATACGGAAACCGTGATGTCGTGGGCTGTGGCTACTTTTGCGAATGTGGATCTCGGTAATGTGGAAGTTATTACTTCTGGTGCTACGGAATCAAGAGATTTAGATGATCGGTTTGCTGACTGGGTTAATGTAAAGGATTGGGGAGCTGTTGGTGACGGAGCAACAGATGATACTGCGGATATCCAAGCCGCCATTACAGCAGCAGCAGGTAAACGGATGTACTTCCCGTGCGGAACCTACAAAGTTACTAGTACCCTCAATGTTCCATCTACTAGTTTGGATTGGGATCTGAACGGAAGCACAATAGATTTTGATGATAATGGAAATGATGCCTTACTTCTTATACCCTCAGGCTCAGTAGACGATGCGGTAGATTTAACCGATCTACCAAGTTACGATCACGAAGAAGGGGGTATATTAGTAGCTATGTCTGACGGTGAGGCTCTTGCCTTCTCTGCTGGGACTAAAGTTCGTATCTGGTCGGATGATGCATGGAACTCTAATACTACCTCGGCTGGGAATAGGTATAAAGGAGAGCTAAATGATATAGTTTTCAACGCTCTCGTCCCGATACTCGACGAACCAATAATTGTTGAACTAGCGGTACCTCTTAGAGATACTTATACCACCTCGCCTAAAATACAGGCTATAGTTCCTACTAAGGGTTTAAAAATTCGGAATGGTACCCTTAAAAACAGCGGTGTAAACTCCATCAGTCTTGCTGATAATATTACCTACTCTGAAAATATCCAAATTGATCAAGTAACATTTGAAAACTTTAGGGGTACAGCTACGGGAACTTTTGATTGGTGTCGTAATGTGGCTATTACTAACTGCACCTTTATGAATAGGGAGACTGGAACGATAGCTCCACCTGCTAATCATGACCGCATAGGTATAAAAATTACCCGGTGTGAAAATGTTCTGGTACAGGGATGTACTTTCTATGGTGTAAGAAAACCTCTGTATTCAATCACTAGTGAGGATGCTTGGGGAGTAAGTAGAAATATTAAATTCTTAGATAATACTGTGAACTCTATAAAAACAACGGAAAGATATGATGCGGCGGGAGAGGATTATGGCGAGCAGTCCTATGAAGGGATTATGACGAGCTATAATACTGAAAACGTCTTTATCAGAAACAATACAGTCTATGGCTCTGAGTCGTTTACTTTCTATTCTGAGGGTGGAAGCTATGAATGTAAAGATAACAAAATATATTACAGCTCTCTATATGATGGTACTGGTGATGATTTGGAATCGGGCGCGTTGGCAGATATTATATACACTCAAAACTCTAATGATAATGAAGCGAAGGTAAACATCTCTGGTAATCTTATAGAGAAGAGTAAGTGTAGTGATGCCGCGATCAGGATCTGGTCAGGGGTTGATGTGGGTAGTAATGTCTCTGGTTCTATCTCTGTCTGTGATAATATCATATCCGATGCAAGAGGAGGTATTCACGTTCTGGGAGCAATTGGCAAGGAATTCCATAACGTATCAGTTCGTGGTAACACTATAAGGGATGTATTTGTGGGAGTTAAGATGCAAGGCTGTGTAAATTCCCTTGTTTCCGAAAACATTATATCGTGTAATAGGGTTTCACCAGACATAAATCGAGTTGGTATCGATGCGCTTGATATTAAGGATGGTCTTTTTAATAGTAATACTATAAAGATGACTGATCTAGATAGTGATTGGTCCAACAAAGCTATTGTACTTGCAGAGAGTACTGAAGGTAGCTCAACGAGAAACAACATAACCAATAATATTCTTAAGGGTAATCGTAGTGTTTCCGAACCGACTGGTGCTAATGATTATGCTATCTTCGCCTCTCCTCTAACCTCTGGTGCTCTACAGATTAATGGGAATACTGTAGAGAAGTTTAAGAATCATATTTATACTCCTCTAGCAGCTGCACGCCGCTTCGGAAACCTCTTATATCCCGGTGCGTATCCGGGGGATAGTGCGGGTTGGGGGTGGGGCAAGGAACTAGATACTGGTTTTGTTCCTCAGGGCGAGCATTATTTCACCCCTGCCGGGAGCGATAGAAATAGGTACCGACCCAAACAACCCCGCTTTATTACCATACCGCACACCGCCGCTTTAGCTCTGCACTCCGGTGGCGCGTCTTCCGTATTACACGAAGCTATTGCGGATCCTACGACAGTAGGACTCAAACAAGGTGATATAATTATGTGGGCAGGGGCTACAGCTGCTACTATGTATACTTCGGAAATGACCGACGAGGTGAAGATGGAGCATTCTAATATAATTGCTGTACCTGTGAATTTTAAACCGATGGAGGGAATCGATATTACCAATCCCTTGGAACTTGCAATTCGCACAGTCGATGGTAGCCCTCTTAATGAGGCCGTCAATAATGGGGAGACCATCTTCATAAATATCATACTACTTGTAGCAGAGTCTATTGATACGGATGGAGCACTTTATTGATGTCTGATAAAATTACCATACTTAATGATCGACTGGCTGATAGCCTGTTGGCTGATCTTGATGATGACAGTAAATGTACCCCCGGACTCTATCAGATTATCCGTGGATATATCAATGATAACCGTGCAGCACTGGATGACATCCCGTCCAATTCTCTTGACTTTCTTGAGCAGAAGATGACGGATGCTATCCCATTTAAGAAGGAGGCAAGCTGATGCCAAAAGGACCGGGTACATATGGAACAAAGGTGGGCCGTCCCCCTAAGAAGAATAAGAAGAAAAAGGGAAAGAAAGTCAAGAAGAAGTACTAATGGCTAGAGCAAGAATGAAGAAGGTAAAGAAGTCTCAGGCTAATTATCGAAAGAATCCAAAGTCTAAAGAGAAAAAGGCTGAGTATGATACTAAGTATAACTCGACCCCAGCTCGTAAAAAGTACAGAGCAAAGTTAGCCAAAGAACGAAGGGATCGTGGTGTTATGGGTGAGGCTGGCAAGGATGTATCCCATACTTCTAAAGGTAAAACTACTTTAGAATCTCCTTCTAGGAATCGAGCTAGACAAGGTAGTGGTGGTGGGAGAAAGAAAAAGAAATGAATATACCCCAAGAAATGCTCGAAGATTTCCGGAACCATCTTTGGGCTTGTTTTAAACACCTAGGTTTGGGAGAACCTACACCGGCTCAGTATGCTATGGCTGAGAGGCTCCAGAGCTTCGCTAAGGACATGCAGCTTCAAGCGGGACGGGGGTTCGGAAAGTCTGTCATAACGGCTTGTCTGGCCTCGTGGTTCCTCCTACGGGATGCTAATGCTACCATCATGGTTGTGTCCGCCACAG